AATCCTAACTATGTTCAATATCAATGGAATTCTGCTGGCATGACTTTTGAAAATTGGCAGGTGGCGCATTTTCGAATTTTAGGCAATGACAAATACTCTCCGTATGGCACATCTGTCCTCGAACCGGCCCGTCGAATATGGAGGCAATTGACACTAATGGAAGATGCGATGATGGCATATCGTGTTGTTCGTTCATCGGAGCGTCGTGTGTTTAAGATTGATGTCGGGGCTGTGCCTCCGCAAGATGTTGAGGGATATATGCAGAAAATTGTTACACAGTTGAAGCGACACTCAATTGTTAATAAGGATACAGGTCGAGTTGATTTAAGGTATAACCCACTTTCAATCGAAGAAGATTACTACATTCCGGTGCGTGCAGGCTCAGCAACTGATATACAAAACCTTGCCGGTGGGTCAAACACTACTGAAATTGATGACATTAAATATTTGAGAGACAAATTATTCTCAGCCCTTAAGGTGCCTCAGTCATACTTGTCGATGGGCGAAGGTGCCACCGAAGATAAAACAACGCTAGCGCAGAAAGATATTCGCTTTGCGCGCACAGTGCAGAGATTACAAAGGACTGTTATACATGAACTCGAAAAAATTGGAATCATCCATCTTTATACTCTTGGTTTCCGTGGAGATGATCTTATTAATTTCAAACTTGCTTTGAACAATCCATCTAAGATTGCGGAGCTACAAGAGCTTGAACATTGGAAAGCCAAGTTCGATATCGCCGGCGCTGCTACAGAAGGCTACTTCTCTAGGCGCTGGGTGTCTGATAACATCTTTAACATGTCACATGAAGAATTTGTAAGATGTCAAAGAGAATTGTATTACGATCGTAAACATGATGCATCTCTTCAGGCTGTGGCCGAGGGTCAAGCGGCCGCTGGCGCTGGTGGAGGTGGTGGCTTAGATCTTGGTGGTGATACTGGTGGCGGAGGTCTTGACCTCGGTGGTGATGCCGGCGGTGACGCCGGCGGCGGCTTAGATCTCGGTGGTGATGATACTCCTGCTGCAGATGCTGGAGGCGGAGATGACGCCGGCGGTGGAGATGACACATTGTTAGCCGCGCCACCGGGCACTCGCAACGCTCCAAGGATAACACCCGGCGCCAAGGGTAAAGTTTACTATCCACAAAAAACAGATTCTAGACCATCGGGCGCCCGTACAAGAAATTACTCAAAGATTGCAACGCCTGAAACCAACACATATAGAACTAACAATTTAGGTGGCTCAGAACTTAGATCACTATCAAGAGGCATTTATGAGGAAGAAGAGCCTATTTACTCACTGAGAGAGAGAAATGAAGAACAAAAATTATTACAAGTTGATAATTCTATTCTAAGTTTGCTTGAAGATTTACAAAACAAAAAAGACTTGATTACGGAGCAAAATGATGAAAGTTAAACACAACAAAAAACGTAATACAGCGTTTGTATATGAAGCTTTAATTAATGAAGCAACTGTTGCTGTACTGAAAGATGATCACAAAAGAAGTAAAAAGGCGGTTGACTTGGTTCGTAAGCATTTTAGCAGCGATTCAAATTTGAAAAGAGACTTAGAGTGCTATAGATCTCTTTACGAAAATCAAAATCTTGATATAGAAATTAGTAAACAAATATTAAAAGAAGCAAATATCTCAAAAAGACTAATCGATCCAGTCGGATTATTCGATGAACAAACCGATATTATTAATGATGTCAATAAAAATTTGTCACCTTCTGTTTTCAATAATTTTGTTCCAAATTATAAATCACTTGCTACTATTAATAAAATGTTTAACACTACATCTCCAAAGGAAAAAGTTATTTTAGAATCAAAAATAGTTGAAAACATGTCTACTTCATCTGAATTAGATCATGAGCATCCTGTTGTAGATAATCTTGTTTATAAAACTTTTGTTGATAAGTTTAACAAAAAATACCAAGATGACTTATTAGAAGAGCAAAAATATTTGTTGTCACATTATATCTCGTCATTTGCTGACAATTCAATTGAACTAAAAATCTTCTTAAATGAAGAGATAGGCCGGCTAAAAGAAAAATTAGAAGAGGCCAAAAATCTGGATGAGATCAAGACCGACGCGTCAATGTCTGACAAGACCGAAATGATTATTAGTAAACTTAATTCATATTCGAAAGAAACAATTAGCGAAAATGTAATTATGACTGTACTTAAGACACAACAACTTGTAAAGGAAATACACGAAGATGGCAGTAGTAGTTAATCTTATACCTTCAGATGAGCCAATTAAAATTAAAGTTGGTTCAGCGGCTATTAAGCCTACACCTTCTGTAAAGCTTGAGTTGAATATCCGCAAAAGTTTGAATGGAGACTTGATGATTTTTGATCATGCTGATATTGATATTGTCATGTCATCGCGAACAAACAAGATTACTGCCTTTCCAAAAGAGACTATGAGTGATATGACATATGGTGCTCAAAATAGGCTATTTAATTATTTAAGAAAAAAAGGTATAATAGTTGCTGAATCGGTCCAAGGCGGGTCGTACTACGGTGCTATAGAGGGTACACTACAAGAAGCATATGATGACAAGATTAACTCTGCTAAGTTCGCACTTATTAATATTAGCAAATTTATTGAAGAAGAGCGCCCATACTTTGAAAACGTTGAGGCTATTGTTGCCGGCGTTGATGATGATTTCATTGACCCAGACAAAGCGGATTCAACAGAGCTTGGTGAAGTACCTCAGCAAGTGCAGCAAGGCTCCTTGCGCCCCGGATATGTCAGAGATCCATATCGCTATTCCTACATGTACACTATCTAAGGAGAGCCCAGATGTCTGAAATGAAAACTATATTAGAAAGATGGGATAGGTATCTGATTCTCGAAAAGAACAATCTTGAGAATGTCAAAAACAATCCTCAAGACGTAAAAGCTTTGGGTAATGAACTAGTCAAAGCTGACAAACAAAAATTACAAGGCTTTCTTGATATTGTTTCAAATGATCCAGAAATAATGGATTTAATAAAATCATTTGAAGAAATGTCAGATCTTATTGATCAAGATTTACAAGAAAATATACTTGACCAACTCGGTGCCACAGCTTATGTAAAAGCTCAAAATTTCTTTGAATCTGATTTGGGTCAAAAAATTAAAACTTATGGTGCCCCTGCTGCTGCGATTGCCTATCTTGCTTTTCAACTGACACAAGGTGGGGACATCGATCCGGAAATTACAAAAGATGCCTTTGAGATTTTAGCTAAAGGTAAAAATCTTAAGGCTGCTGATGTTGTCGGTATGGCTACCGGAATGGAAACCGGTATGGTAGAACAGGAAAACTAATGGAATTATTAACTTTTATATTATGTGCTTACGGGCTTACACAAATTTTGGTGTATAGTGACTTACCTCTGTTGAAAAGATGGCGCCCATCAAAAGACTTCGGTGGTGGTTACGGTAAAGTGTTTCACTGCCCAATGTGTATGGGATTTCACGTTGGGTGGTTTTTAATGCTGCTTTCTCCATTCACGGAACTATTTAGCTATGATGTTACAGTAGCAAACTTTTTCCTTCTTGGTTGGTTGTCTTCTGGCACATCCTATGTAATGAACATGGTATTCGGAGATAATGGAGTTAAACATGAACACAAACACGCAAACGAACAGTCTTGCCACTTGGACAAGAAAGTGGATGCTTCAGCCAGTTAGACACTGCTGTAAAGGGTCTTAGCTATGGGTCAGAAGCTACTTAGAGAATTTTATGAGCTGTGCGAAGGCGGCGTATGCCAAGACCTTCTTACTGAGGATGAAAAACGTTATGTTGCCAACGGCGGCATGATGTTGACTGGTAAGCTCCAAGAGGCTGATGTGCTCAACGGTAATCAGCGCGTATATCCATATAAAGTTTTGGCTAGAGAAGTTAAGAACTACAAAAAACTTGTTGGTGAAAATAGAGCACTAGGTGAGTTAGATCACCCAGATGATTCAGTTATTAACCTTAAGAATGCTTCGCATCTTGTGACCGATATTTGGATGGAAGATAAATCTGTGATGGGCAAGGTCAAGGTTTTGAACACTCCGTCAGGTAAGGTTTTACAATCGCTTGTCGAAAGTGGCGTCAAGCTTGGCATCTCTAGTCGTGGTATGGGCTCTGTTTCTGAATCAAATGACACAACCGTTGTTCAAGAAGATTTCCAATTAATATGTTTTGACTTTGTTTCTGAACCTTCGACACCAAATGCTTTCATGATGAAAGAAGCAAAAGACTACAACAATCAAGTATTCACCAAAGCCGATCGTATTAACAGACTGTTAAACGAGGTTTTGGATAGTGAATAATCAAAAACAAATAAATAAAAATTGGCAAGAGTTTCTAGCCGAAGCTAAATATGATTTTAAACCCGGGTACACCCGAGCATATACTAAAGCCGACCCTTTAAATAAACTTCCTAGACACCTAGCTAAAACTATAAGAAACCATGCTGAGTACTTTGCACAGCGTATGATTGAAGACAAAGATGTCAAACAGATGGCTGCATTTGCAACAGCTGTGCGGGCCACCGGGATAAAAGCGAAAAGCGACCAGATGTATTATGTTTTTATGAAAGACGATGACACTTACCTTGATCCTTTTGGCCAAGACGCCTTGACCCAAACCGGTAATGGATACTATGCGTGGCGTGAATCTCTCCCCTCCGGTGTTCCAGAGCCTTCTGCAGCCTTAGCAGATGCATTTGAGAAAGAAGTGGTAATGAATCTTGAAAAAATGTTAGGCCAAGAGTTGACCATAACTTGGTTTTCCGATAAATTTCCATCACTTTTTAGCAGTCTTAAAAATGATCCTGAATTCCTTGAACCTTTTGATACAGATAACGATGAAACCCTTAGTGACGATGAATTAAATCAAATCCCTCTCGATGATATACCTGAACTTGAGCCGCTTGTGCCAGATTTATCGGATTTTGATTTTGACCCAAACCCATTGCCAGTTGTAGCTAAACCGGCCGACGAGCCAGAACAAACACCTGAGCCAGAAAGCGAGCCGGAATATGAACCAGATGATCAGGATAAGGTTGTTGCTGGTATTAACAGCGATGTGTACCCTGACTCTTTGATGAACATACTTAAGCCTATTGATTTTCTTACAAAAGATGAGAAAGGCCAGCTATTGTTATTAATGCTGAAAGCAACAGAAGAAGACGATGTTGTATTAGAAGCAATCGGAGATTCTGATCGAGGACCCCGTACTTTCTCGCCAAACACCACAAGAGAATTAAACGATCTTATAGCTTCATTTGGTCTTGAGTCTCAAAATCAAAAAAAGCTTGAGAGAACTATTCAAAAGTGGGCCAGAATGAATACAGTTAAGTTCAGCGCTCCACCGAAAGAGCCTGATATGGACTTTGAATTGCCGCCTGAAGCTCCGGTAGATGATGAAACAGAACCTGAAGACGAAGAAAGTGGCATTGTTGATAAAGCCATGGATACTGTAAAGCAAAAAGCGCAAGATTTAGGAGTTGAGATCCCAGATGTGGAGCAAGTAAAGTTTGCGCTTGATGCAATTAGTGTTGCCGGCGTTACGGGCGCCGGAGAAATTGTAGCAACCCCTGCCACGATAGCCTCACTGGCTCTTAACATAGCAACAAAAGACTGGGACGATGCTCTAATAGATGTTATCTCGCTTTTACCAGTAGCCGGCAAAGCTTTTAAACTGAGCGCCAAAGGCGCCAAAGCAGCTAAAGCTGTAAAAACAATTGACCGCGCCGCCAAGATAGCTGATGTGGTCAAAAAAGGAAAAGCCACGGGTAATGTTGCGAAAAATCTTGGTATGATGTTGGGCTCGCGACTTGATAAGAAAGAATTGCAACAAGTAGCAAACATTAAAGATTTCATTGCTAAACTTGCAGACTCTGGAGTGTTTGGTGACGCAGCCGATAAATTATCAGAACCGTTTCTTGACATGATGGCAGCTGCAAAGAAGGCGCAACGAGATAAAAACAACGTAACAGAGTCATTTGACCGTTTACAAACTTTAGCTGGAATTAAAAAGAGGATATTATGAAAAAAGCTGACTTAAAAAAATTAATTAAACCTTTGGTGAAGGAATGTATTCACGAAGTGCTTATTGAAGAAGGCGTCTTATCGAACGTTGTTTCTGAGGTTGCAAAAGGAATGCAAACTAATATTGTTGTCGAGAACACAAAACAAGTCAAAAAACAAGAAAACCGCCTATTTAATGAGGACTTACAAATGAAGCGAAGTCAAAAAGAAGGCCGATTGAAGCTACAGGAACACAGAAAAAAATTACTTGAAGCTGTTAGTACTAATGCCTACAATGGAGTTGATTTATTCGAAGGCACTGAACCTATGTCTTCTTATGAAGCTACCGACCAAGGCGGCGGCGCCTCTGTTGATTTAGGTAACCCAAGTGACTCTGGTGTTGATATTAGCTCTCTTCTTGGTGGCGCTTCACAAGTATGGGACCAAATGAATAGGAAAAGAAATGGGTAGTAATGTTGTAGTTAAATCAAAAGAGTGCCGCGGCAATCACGAAAGAATGATTAGACGTTTTATTAAAAAATGTAAAAAAGAGAGAATAATCGAAGAGTACAAAGATAGGCGAAGATACAAAAAGCCTTCTGAAAAAAAGCGTGATAAAAGAGCCCGGGCCCAACGAGAAAGAAAAAGACAGGAATTGAAAAGACAAAGACTGTTAGAAAAACGTAGTAGAAGAAAAAATTAGATACTATTTACTACGAATGATATAAATTTTGGAGAATTAAGATGTCAAATTGGAAAGACCCTTCTTGGGCAATGCGGGTGGGAATCAACCATGTTCCTGCTTTTCAAACTAGCGGCCGCCCTTTTGCATCGGGAGGTATTGATGCCACTTTTGATCAGTGTGTTGTCAACTTTCCTTATGTCACAAGATGGATTCAGGTTATTAATGATGGCTCAGGCTCAGTAAAGGTTGGTTTTGGACCAAACGCCTTCCTTCCTGATAATAAAAACTTTTTTATTGTGCCCTCTGGTTCGGCTTCGGAGCGCATGGAAGTAAAGGTAAATAGAATTTATGTAAAGGGTGGTGATAATGTCACGCTTACTCCAAGTGAGTCCCCAATTTCTGTTGTTGCTGGTCTTACAAGTATTGAAACAAACCGGGTTGACTTTCCTACTGGCTCTAAGGATCAGTGGCATTTGGATCAAAACGCAATTAGCTGGTCAGGTTCATATAACGGAGTCGGCTAATATATGTCAAGATTTGGATGGGCATATGTAAACTGCACCGAAGGTGGCTCTACTACTAACTCTGATGGTGTTACCGGCTCTGTCATGTTTATGACTGGAGCCGGCGGTATATCTGGATCCGACTTTTTCATGTATAATTTTGATGGCTCTGTTCCCGGTGCTGGGGGCACAACTAGCAGTCTCATCCTGACCGGTACGTTCTTTATCTCCGGTGCAATCTCCGCTAGTAGCTATCATTTCGAAGATATAACTAGGATTGAAGCAAGTGGCTCAACAAGGTTTGGTAATACAAATGACGACCAACATGTCAGAACGGGTAGCTTAACAATTGGTCGAACAAACGTTGTTACATTTCATGTAGATTCAGAAAATAGACAAATCAGCATGCCGCATGGTGTCAAATACGGATACACCACTGTTTCGGGTGGTACAGGCGTGATAACTTACGCCTCATCTTCTAACACAAATCACATTATAGGTGTGAAGGGGCAATGCCCAGTTGAAATCAGATTACACTCTGCTGCTGATTCAGTCGGTGTCGCTATGACGGGCTCGGTACTAGTAATTAAAGATGAATTTACAGGTGAGCGCATGCCAATTGACGGAGTTCCTGCCTCAATTGTTCTGTCTGGATCCGGTGGAGAAACAATTGATGGCGAGCAGTATTACGAAATGACAGGTACAATGACTGCAATATCTGTTTATTCTAATGGCTCTAATTGGTTTGTCTTCTAATTATAATTGTATAATTATATTAGAGGGCTGATGTAGATGGGATACAATGTCTTATCGGGAAACGTATTACTTCCCGGTCAATTGCTGGCTGATGGGCAAGTTTCTTCTAGTGCTTTTGTAGGTGACGGCAAAGAGTTAGAGCATGTTTTAAAAATTACATCTAATCCAGATCAATATAATTTAACAACTATTGGAGCAGATGCTTATAAATTAACTGGCGAATCAAATCTTACATTTAATGGCGGTACAAACACGCTGACCGTTACAGGTGAAATTTCAGCTAGTGTCGGAATATCATCATCGTTTTTTATTGGAGATGGTAGGTTTTTGACGAATGTGCCTGTTAGGGGTGGGATATTCAATGAATTAACTAACAACCTAGCAGCGACCACAAGCAGTATTGCTGTTGGCGGAAGTACAGCCCCTGACCATGCTGTTGCCGTTAGTGGTGCAATGTCAGCCAGCTTAAATGTTTCTGCCTCTGGATTTGTGGGCGGCAGATTACATATATCAGGTGCGGTTGTTTATCATCACAAAACTTCAACCGCAACTATGACTGCTTCAGTGGATGATTTTTATATTGGAATGGATTCAACAGCAGGTGCTATAGAACTAAGATTGCCTGATGCCGCTGTTTTGACAGACGGTCATACTTACATAATTAAAGATGAGGGTGGCGAAGCAGGTACGAATAATATAACAATTTTAGCCTCTGGATCTCAAACAATCGACGGTGAAAATTCACTAGTTTTGGAGTCGTCTTATGCATCTCTTTCGCTTTATTGTAATGGCTTCGATCGGTACTATGTTTACTGAGTAATTTTGCACCTATTTATGAGCAACAGGCATCTTGTGTGTCTGTTTAAACTATTTAAAAATCAATTTTATATGGAGGGTTTTATAAATGGCTTATAAATTTCAATTTGGTACCACCAAACTCAGCGGTTCAACGACATTCGAAGAAGCGCTAGTTGGTGAGTCCACAATCTCAGGTTCAGGAAGACTTTCTGGTAAAGAACTTATTCTTGACGCTGCAGGTGTTATTGGTACTAGCGCTGACGCTGATCTCATAACACTTACCACCGACAAAGTTACTGTTGCCGGTGATCTTTCAGCCTCTATTGATCTTCAGGCTGAATCTGTTGTAATTAAACAAAATGGTAGACTTGGTGTCCGAGGCGACATCGACCTTATAACGCTTTCCCCTAACAACGTTGTGGTTGCTGGTGCTCTTTCAGGCTCTGGCGCTGGCTCTATTGGCGGTGCTCTTAAGGTTGGTGCTGGAACAAGTGGTGTTATCGGAATCGAAGATGATTCAGATCTCTTAACTTTGTCAGCAGATCTTCTTACGGTCGCTGGTGGCGTCAAAGGCACTACGCTTTCTGGCTCTAGCACTTTAAGTGTTGTTGGAGCTTCTACATTCGGTCCCGGCGAACTCGCTAAGATTTCTGCTGCCGGTGTTTTCTCAGGTTCTGGTGTTTCTACACTTAGTGGCCTGACTGCTGACGCAGTTACAGTCGGCACTGCTACAATTAGTGGTGGTACTCTTTCAGGCTCAGTTGTTTCTGGTGCTGCTGGTCACTTCCTTGACCTTTTTGCTGGCGACCTTACCGTCGACGGTGCATTCGCTGCATCAACTCTTTCAGCTTCTCTCGGTATTACCGGTAGCTCGTTAGAGATCTACGCTGAAGGCGGTGGCGGAGTGCCATTCTTCGAAGCACAGAACGGTATCCTTTCTGCTTCTGGTGTCTCCACACTTTACAGTGTAACTTCTGATGCACTTATTGCTCAAACTGCTGACATTAATGGGGGTACTCTTGATGACGTTATTATTGGTGGATCTAACACAGCTTCTGCTAAGTTCACAACTCTTTCAGCTTCAAGCACTTTAAACGTTGTTGGTGCTTCTAACTTTGGTCCTGAAAACAAGGTTCAGATCTCTGCTGCTGGTGTTGTTTCTGGTTCTGGCGACTCGACACTTCACAAGTTGTCCTCTAACCAGCTTGTCTATGGCTCCGCTTCTCTTAACGGACCACAGTACATTAACAAGTTGGCTACTTCGGTCGACGAGATCATGGGCTTAACCACTGGTAGTATTCTCTACCACGATGAAGCGACTGGCTTACAGAAGCTTGGTTCATTCTCAAGCTATGCTTTGGCTCTTGCGGGTACAGGTATTACTGCTACTGACGGTGTTCTTTCTGTTGATACCACCGGTGGTGACAGTGTTTCTGCTACTCACATCCCAGAAGCTGCCTATGGTAACCATACGCTTACTGTTGGACTTAACTTCATGACTGTGGCAGCAACTGGCTCTTGTAGCTTCTTGCTTCCTTCCGGCTCTGCTGGTGATGTTGTCATTGTTAAGACAGCTGCTGATGTTAGCTCAACTAACTTCGTTAAAATCTCATCTTCTGTTGCTACTGGCGACGAAATTGATGGTTTCTCTGAAGCACGTATCGAATCACCATTCGGTGCTGTATCGTTGATTTACTCTAACTCTGATGGCAAGTGGGTCATCTACTAGGCCGAGATTGTTTTACAATTTCTTTTTTGGATGTCTCCCGAAAGGGGGGCATCCTTTTTTTTGTACTATTTAATGTGAGGAACATAAAAATATGGCTTATAACATCATCAAAGGTAAAGTAGAGTTCTCCAACTCAACAACCGGCTCAGTCGAAAGTTTAGTAGATATCTGGAGAAATCAAACAATTGGAGGCACTAAAACTTTTACTAGTAACATTACATCTAGTGGTTACTGGGATTCAACTCGCAATGCAAAATTAGAACCTTTATCTACATTGATTGCCGCTGACGGAGCGGATCGGGTCTTAACTTCTGATGGCGACGGAACGCTCACAGCTGAGTCAAGTGTGACTATTACGACGGCTGCTAGTGCTACAAGCTTAAGCGTGGATGGCCATATAACCGGCTCAACTTTCTCTGGCTCTGCTCATGGTTTAACCGGAATTATATTAAATAAAGATCATCTTGCAACAATTAATTACGATGGCTTGGCCAACAGATTATCAGCATCAAATATTGTTTTGGGTCTTGGTATTTCTAGTAGCGTTGATCCCGCCGGCCTTGGTCATGGTTCTGAATTACAGGTTACCGGCGGTCAAGGTATTGCTGTTGACACAGAAGGTGTCCGTGTTTTGACCGCTTCAAATGGTGGATTAGCATTCACAGGTTTAACTTTACAGGTGGATGCTTCTAAGACTTCAAACAAAGGCGGAGGTCCATCTAACAATGATGCATTTATAATTGCTGACTCCGGTGACAGCAGTGCAATTAAGAATCTAACATATAGTCAAATTAAAACAGCAATTACTGATAGTATCTCATCGGCGGCTATCACAAGTTATACTAACAGCGGCAACGATAGGCTCGTGACGTCAGTAAACAGCACAACTGTTAATGGTGAAGCAAATCTTACTTTTGATGGTAGCGTTCTTTCTGTAAGTGGAAATTTAAGTGTTAGTGGTGCCACCGATACACCTACGTTATTTGTAAAACCGGGTGGTGCTAGTTTTGGTAAAGTAGGTATTAATAACGATGATCTGGGTGTTACACTGACGGTTACAGACAATGGTGCGCCAGCCACACTTGGATTACATAGAACATCTTCAGCTTTCTATATTGATGGAGATGATATCGGTGATGTTGCCTTTGTTGGTTCTGCACTTGGAGAAGTTTTATCGGTTTCGTCCAGAATCAGAGTCGAAGCCGACGGTTCAGAGTGGAACAATGAATCATATCCAACTCGTATGTCATTTTGGACAACCTTAACAGGAACCTCTACACCCGTACAACACATGGTAATTAACAATTCTGGTAATGTTGGTATTGGTATAACTGGCTCTGCTCCAAATAGTAAACTGCACCTCTCTGGCAATTTAACAATACAAGCAACAAATCCAAATATACATTTTAGTAGTAGTACTGGTGAAGATTTAGCTGAAATTGGTGTCAACGACTCTGATAATATTTTAATTCAAAACAACACTACAAATAAACACATTGTGTTTAAGACCAATGACGCTGGTTCAATGAAAGAGGGTCTTCGGATTGATGGTGCTGTGCCGGAAGTTGTTGTTAACCAAGGCTCGGATTCATTGATTGATTTCCGTGTAGAGAGTAATAACAATACTCACATGCTTATGGTTGATGGTTCCGGTGATAAAGTTGGTATTAATGTCGACGTACCAACACATACATTGACTGTGGTTGGTGACGCCTCGATATCTGGCCATTTAACTGCTTCCGTAGGTTTGGTTGTTACTGGTTCGTCGTTGGTAAGTGGTTCTGTGAGAACAAGTTATAAACTCAGAGAATCAGCAGGATCTTATAATGTTCCAGAAGATACAAGTGTTATAGTATTTAATAACGGCTCATCGCACACAGCGGTCCTGCCACCAATTACAAATATAAACGATGGGATACAATATTATTTTAAAAACATCGGATCTGGCGGTGTAACAATTACTGGCTCGACAATAGCTGCAGCAGGAAATGAACAATTTATTGATGGCCAGCAAACATTTGCAATCACGCAGGGTGAAGCTGTAAAACTTATAGGCTTCAAACTTCTTGGCGCATTTGAGTGGGCGGTATTATCTTTTAGAGACGTATAATAATATTAAAAATGGTTTTTGTAAATAAAGCACACTATTTACAGTGAATTACTGTTTTATAGGAGTTTATTACATGTCATCTTTACTTGAGCAAGCATTCGTAGATGCTAAGGCACTTAAGGAGGCAGCCTTGAAAAATGCCGAGGCTACGATTGTCGAAAAGTATTCGACTGAGGTTAAAGAAACCTTAGAAAAAATTCTTGAACAAGATGGATTAGAATTAGGCGCAGGCCCCCCTGATATGGGCGCCTCAATGGGCGCTGCTCCTGCTGGAGATGCTGCTGAAGATGTTCCTCTTGGTGCTGCTGAGGGTGAAGATTTGTGTCCTTGCGATGAAGAAGGTGAAGAATCAGAAATTAAAATTAATTTTGATGAGTTAGCAGAAACTCTGAATAGACTTGAAGAAGAATTAGAAATGTCTACTCTTGACGAAGATGATGAAATTGATCTTAATGAAGAAGATTTAACCGCTCTTGCTGAAGATGATGATGTCAAGGGTGAAGAAGGCGAAAGCCCCGTAGAGGCCGCAGCCGATCAAGATGAAGAGGCTATGAAGGGCATGGAAGAAAGCATGAACCTTGATTCACTCGTAGATGCAATTATGGAAAAACTGTCTTTAGATGAAGAAGAAGATCTTGAAGAAGCTAAAGACGGTTCCGATGGCAAATACGATGATGGCGATGGTAAAGCTGAAAAATGCGATTACGTAGACTGTGAAGGTGACGGTGAGAAAAAAGATGATAAGGACAAAGACGATTCTAAGAAAGAATCAATTGACGCTGACTCACTTGTAGACGCTATCATGGAAAAACTTACTGTAGATATGGGCGCTGATCTTGCCGGCTGGGCCGGTAGACGTGCCGAAGACAAAAAATATGAGATGGAGAAGGAACTCGCGTCACGTAGATCCACTCAATCACAAGATGCTCACTTGGAAGAGGAAGAGACTGACACATCAGCCACCGACACCAAGACTGAGCTAGACGATTTGAAACAAGCTCAAGAAGAGTTGGTTTTCGAAAATAACCAACTCAAAGAGAAACTTCAAAACTACGCAAACGTAGTTGAGCAATTAAAAGAAAGCGTCACTGACGTTAATCTTTCTAATGCTCGTTTATTATACACGAACCGTGTGTTAAGAAATACCTCCTTAAATGAGCGGCAAAAACAAAAGATTGCCGAAGCGATTTCTAAAGCTGGTTCTGTTCCGGAAGCAAAGACAATTTTTGAAACGCTTCAAAGCACAGTGGAGTCAACGCCTAAGCGTGGACCACAATCACTGAGCGAAACGATCAACCGTCGTTCTTCCATTCTTCGTGCTAGCAGCCGCAGTGAGGCGAAACCCGTCGATCCGCTGTCTGATAGAATGAAGAAACTAGCAGGTATTAATTAATATAAGGAGAAATTAAAAATGGCTGGTATTATTGAAAGATTGACCGAAGGTGTTGTCAATCGTGATATGCGTGCCGAAGGTCACGCCCTACTGTCAAAGTGGGAAAAGACCGGACTCTTAGAGGGTCTCGATAACGAGCGTTCCAAAAACGGTATGGCTCGTCTTCTTGAGAACCAAGCTAAGGAGCTTCTTCGCGAAGCAAGCGCAATGAACGCTGGAGATGTACAAGGTTTCGCATCTGTCGCATTCCCTATCGTTCGTCGTGTATTCGCAGGCTTGATCGCAAACGATCTTGTTTCTGTTCAACCCATGAGCCTCCCAAGTGGACTCATCTTCTTCCTTGACTTTACGTTCTCGGGAGATCTCGGTGTTGGTTCTCAAGACGGTAAGTTTGGAAACCTTGCTGGACAGTCCATTTATGGTACTGATCGTGTTGGTGCTGCAATCACTGGTGGTGTCGATCTTGTAAGTGCTGCTGGTGCTGACCTTTCTGGTCCACGCGCATCGGCCCGTGGTTACTCGTATGGTTCGCCATCTGGCTCGACTCACTTGAGAAGTACTTTTGTTACTGCTTCTAGCATCTCGTTAGCAATGACTGACAGAGACAAAAAGAACATCCAATACGATCCAGATCTTCTGGCTCTTGGTGCTGATTCTCTTTCGTTCGCAAACGCTACACATGCTTATGCGATTATTCGTGTTTCTGCATCGTTATTGGATCAACTTGATCTTAACAACCTTTCTGCAATCACATCGTCTGCAGCTGCCCTTAAAGGCTTCTCTGCTATTGGTACTGTAGGTGACGATGCTGTTTGTACTAAGGGAGCACAAATGGTTCGTCGCTTGACGCGCCCACTTCCGTTGAGTGGTGATGCCGATCTTGGTTCTCAAGACCGTCACGGCAACATGGTGCTGCTTACTATCGTTGGTCAAACCGGTTCGACGGGTGCTGATGAAGTTCGTGCCGCAGGTGTTGAGTACGGTGGAGTGGTTCCGCGATTTGACCATACTGCTTCTGCTGCGCATGGTCTTAGCCTTGAGTTCCCACAAACTGATGACTTTGCTAATGGCGACAATGCTATTGGTTCTATCCAAGGTCAAACTGTTTGGGGTCTTGAAGGTCAGCCGGGTATCCCCGAGATTGACATCAAGGTTGACAGTATCGCTGTTACCGCTCAAACTAAGAAGCTCAAGGCTAAGTGGACTCCGGAGTTAGGCCAAGACCTTAACGCCTACCACAACCTTGACGCTGAGGTCGAGTTGACCAGCATCCTTTCGGAGCAAATCGCTCTCGAAATTGATCGTGAGATTGTTGCTGATCTTGTCAACGGTGCTACTGCTGCTACCTACTACTGGTCGCGCTCCCCCGGTCTTTTCGTAGATAAGACTAGCGGAGTCGAGCTTGGTGCATCTGCAGCTGCTCCTGACTTCACCGGTACTGTATCCGAGTGGTATGAGACTCTTGTTGAGACAATCAACGATGTGTCTGCGCAAATTCATCGCAAGACTCTTCGTGGTGGTGCTAACTTCATCGTCTGTGGACCTGAAGTTGCCAACATCCTTGAGTTCACCGCTGGATTCCGTGCTAGCGTAACCGCTGATGCAGAGACTGGTTCAATCGGTGCTGTAAATGTTGGCTCACTGAGCAAGAAGTTCGATGTTATCGTCGATCCATACTTCCTGCGTAACGTGATCCTCGTTGGTCGTCGCGGATCCTCTTTCCTTGAGAGCGGATATGTGTACGCACCATACGTGCCACTGCAAACCACTCCTACGATCTTCGGACCAGAAGACTTCGTACCACGTAAGGGTGTCATGACCCGTTACGCGAAGAAGATGGTTCGTCCAGATATGTACGG